CGCGCGCTGGCGCGCCGGAGATCCCCTTGCCCAGATCGCGAATGCAGCGATGCGGCGGAACGGGCTGACGCGGGTCGAGGTGCGAAGAATCGTGCTTGGAGGGCAAGGATGATGCTGCCCCGCTGGTATCGTCCGCCTGCCCTACAAGCCGTAAGCGGTCGTCAGATCATCTTGAGCGTTGCTGCGCTTCACGACCTGACCCCGGAAGACATCACCGGGCCGTCCCGGCTGCGGCGGCATTGCAAGGCCCGCTGGCAGGTCATGCGCGAACTGGCCGCCAAGGGGCTGTCGACGCCCGCGATAGGGCGCGTCATCAACCGGGATCACACGACCGTCGTTCATGGACTGCGGAGGGCGGGATGAGCGTCATCGCCACCACCGTAAAGCATATGCTGGCAGCAGGCGCGCCGCATGGAGCGGTCGTTGACGCCGTCACTGAAATTGAAGTGGCAATGCAGTTCGCGCAAGATGCACGCGCAGGGTCTCAGCCATGGTCGGGGGTTCGCGAACATGAAGGTATTTATGGGCGCGGCGAGGGATTCGTTTACTTTGCGGCCGTTGGTGATCCGATCCCGACCCATGTGAAGATCGGATTCTCGAAAGGTGATCCTCGACTGAGGGTGAAAAGTCTCCAGACCGGCTGCCCGTTGCCCATCCGTCTCTTGGGGTTCGTCATCGGCACCCTTTCACAGGAGGCGGAACTACACGACGTTCTGAAGGATCATCGCGTTCAGGGCGAATGGTTCGAATACGTGGGCTATGTCGAGCGGGTTATCTGCAATGTCATGGGGTGCGAAGCTCCATGACCGTCTCCGAACTCATGAAGGCTATGGCAGACGCGGGGGCGCCGTTTGAAGCGATCCTGATTGCAGTCCGCGCGATAGAAGCGAAGGACGCCGAGATCGCGGCCCGTGACGCCCAAGTTGCTGAAAAGAAAGCGAAGGACGCTGCGCGCAAGCGGAATGTCCGCGGAACGTCCGAGGAAAATCCGCGGAATGTCCGCGGAAATGGCGCGGACATTCCAGCCGATCACCCCCTTTCGCCCTCCCCCCTTCCTTCCCCCCAGACCCCCGAACCAACCCCCCACCCACATACCCCCGAGAATATTACTCCGCGCGAGGCGGAGGACGCGCATGTCGCGGCCTGGTTAGCTTGGTGGGACCGAGACCCGTTTCCCCGTCCCGATTGGGCGCCAGCCCGGCTATGGGCGGATTTCCGCAGGAACCGGAAGACCAAGCGGCTCACCAACACCTTCACCGCCTACGCCCAGCAACTCGCCAAGATCCGAGAACTTTCGCGGCGAACCGGCTGGCCGCCCGGCGAAGTCCTCGAGGATTGCGTCGCCCGAGGCTGGGGCGCGGTGTTTGAAACGGACAAGATGAAGGCGGCTATCAATGGACACGGAACAGGCAATCGGCAGCAATCTCCCCGCCATCATGGCGGGCGTGACAATCGAGACGGGTTCAAGCGAGCTTGCGACGACTGGATCGACGAGGCTGGACGATCAGCAACTGGCGGAAATGGAGCGGGTGGCCAACTTGCCCTTGGTGGCCCCGATTCCCTGTGATGCCGCGGACTTTGCCAAGCTGATGCGGTCGCTGTCGATCCTGCCGAGCCGGGCCGACGACGAGGTGACGGGCAAGCTGCGGCTGAACATCTACCACCGGATGATGGGCCAATATCCCCGCGCCGCCATCGCCTACATGGTCGAAACCGCCCTATCGACCCTCGACTGGTTCCCGACGCCGAAGCAGTGCCTCGAAATCCTTGCGGGCTGGAAAGACCATGACGCCGTGGCTCATAAGCACCGGACGGTGATGGCCGCGAGCGCGGTTCGGCAGGAGCGGCAAGCCCGTCTGAACGATGTGATGGATGCCCTGTATCAAGGCGACCTCGATCAGGACCAGATCGACGCCCTGCCCGACCAAATGAAGGTCATCGGCGCCGAGCGCGGCTTCCTCCGTCTCCACGGCGATGGTGTTTACCGCGCCCGCCCCGTCCCGGTGCCGACCAATGGGTGATCCAGCCAAAGACCTTGCGGCGAAATACAACGCCAAATTGCTGTCAAAGGGCATTGTCGATCGCAAGTGGATCGTGACCGAGGGCGGCGCGCTGATCCTTGTTCCGACCGGCAAGGCCCAGCCAACCGAGAAGCAAGAGGATTTGCCGATATGACCCGCCCCGCTGGCTACTCCACCATGGCAGCGGGGATCGGCAAATTCGCCGAACAGATGCGCGACCCGGACCCCGCCAATGGTCGGGCTGCGGCCAGAGAAATGCGCGATCGATCCGGCGGCAAGCTCGTGGTTTTCTACACCGATCACCTGTCATGGCCGATGGCGACGCGGGTGAACCAATTGGCGGACGAGATTTACGGACCACGGAAGGAAGCAGGACGATGACCGACCCCATCGAAATCATGGCGCGGGCGCATTGGCGTTCGACCAGCCGCCCGTCGTCTCGGTCATGGGATGAACTGAAAACGCAGGAGCGAACGCAAAAGCGCAATTCGATTGCCGCCGCCATCGCCGCCCTCACCGAAGCCGGGTTCGCCATCGTGCCGGTGACGCCGACCGAACACATGGTTCGCGCCGGTAATAGCCAACGCGGGCACGTGATTGGAACGCCTTATCGCGTCTGGTCCGCCATGATCGAAGCAGGGAGTGTGAAAGCGTGAGCGACGAGCCGATCCACGATAATGCTGGGCTGGACCGGGACACCGAAAAGGCGGCCGACCGCATCGCGCGCGCATTGATGCCTTCCGACCCCGTTGCGGCCATAGAAGCCGTGAAGGCCAAAGAGGACGCGCGCCGAACGAAGATCCTGCGCCAGACCCGCCTCGACGCCAAGGAGGAAGCCGAACGCGAAGCGGCTGAGCTGGAAATCCGCTCCGGCGTCTTTGTGAACGTCGGCGATGCTGTCGTCCCGCCTACTCCCGAATGGCTCGCCAAGCATGAACACCGCAATGTCACCGTCTCAGGCGAAGGATTTGCACAAGGCACTCACACTCGCTCGGTCAAGACGGTGCGCAGGGTGATCGTCACGCCGGTCATCAGGGCGCATCGCGCGGGCCAACTCGACGAGCGCCAGTTGAAGGCCTGCACATGGTATTCCGACCGATACGAAGAAACCGGGCTGGACGGACGGGTCTCGTCTGCGCAGACGGTCGATCGGATCAGGGCAGGCATTCCTGCCGGACTCATGTTCGGCGACTATCAACTTGAAGCAATCGACGATGTGCGTAGGGCGCGGGACGTGATCCCGGCGAAATACCGACGGTTCTTCGATCTCGTGGTGCTGCAGGAGATCGGCGTGAAGCGGGCCGAGAGGATGGCGAAATGCCGCCGCAACAGTGGAATGCTCACCCTGCGCACATGCGCCGATGCGATGGCGGATTGGCTTGGGCTGTGAACATTTCCCTATATTTGGGGGCCAGCCCCATTCGCCCGCAATCACCACATTGACAACCTTGGCCCGACTTCTGTATCAGATTGCCTGTCTCAAAGCTGCGACCGCAGCACAAAGGGTCGGCCAAGCGCCGGCCTTTTTCGTATCTGGCGAGGTGACGCATGGGCAGACTGAAGGCGCTGCGCCCCAGCGTCCGCTCCCTGCCCTCGACGATCGCCTATGCCCCAAAGGACGAACAGGAGCGCGACCGCTTCCGAGGCAAGCAGCACTGGCGCAAATGGTATAGCACCGCCCGGTGGCGCAAACTCCGGTGGGCCGTGCTCGTGCGGGACCGCTTCACCTGCCAGCGGTGCGGGCGGATCGAAGGCAACACCGCTCTGCTCGTGGCGAACCACAGGCGGCCCCACCGGGGCGACGAAGGGCTGTTCTGGGACGAGGGCAATATCGAGACAGCGTGCAAGCCCTGCCACGACGGTGCCATCCAGCGCGAGGAGCGGGCGAGCGGGTTTTAGGGGTCGCGGGTCAAATGGGGGGGGTGGTCACGAATTTTCGGGGCCGGGGGGCCCGAAGACCGGCGGTGTCCTCATTTAGAGATTTTTTTCTCGCGCCGGAAATCTCCGGGAGAATTTCGCAATATGGCAAAAGAACCCAAGGCCCGCCGAGGGCCCGGACAGCCTGAACATCGCCCGACGATCGCCAATCGCCAGACCGTCGAAGAGATGAAGTTCTGCGGCGAGTCCGAAGATGTCATCGCGCGGGCGCTCGGCATTTCGACGCCGACACTGCGCAAGCATTACGCGGTCGAGTTGACTGACGGCCATGCCAACCGACGACAGGAAGTAATCAGTCTGCTGTTCACCGCTGCGCGCAAAGGAAACGTCTCTGCCGCCAAGCGCCTAGATGAGATGGGCCGGGTCGCTGGCGCTGCGGCAGCGGTGAAGGCGCGCGAACCGGCCGCTCCCCGTCTTGGGAAGAAAGAGCAGCAGCAGGAGGCTGCTATCCAGGTCGGAGGCAAATTTGCGACCCCGTCCGGTCCTAAACTGGTCGTGAACAACAAATGACGATATGGACGACCGCGGTTCCAGATTGGGAAGCGCGGATTGTTGAACGCCGATCGTTGATCCCGTTCGAGCCGCTGTTTCCCGATGAGGCGGAAGCGGCGTTGGCGGTTTTCAAATCGCTTCGCATGGTCGGGGTAAGCGGCAACCCGACTTTTGGAGAGGCCTGCGAACAGTTCGTGTTCGATTTCGTCGGGGCCATCTTTGGCTCCTACGACGCGGAAAACGGCAAGCGGCTGATCAGCGAGTTCATGTTGCTGATTAGTAAGAAGAACGGAAAGTCGACGATCGCTGCGGGCATCATGCTCACGGCGCTCATTCGGAACTGGCGAGAGCTGGCCGAACTGATCATTCTAGCCCCGACGCAGAAGGTTGCGGGGAACAGTTTCAAGCCCGCCGCGGCGATGGTGCGAGCAGACCCGGAACTATCTGACCTACTGCAGGTCGTCGACCATCAGCGGACGATCCGGCACCGCCTGACCAAAGCGGAATTGAAGGTCGTCGCGGCCGACACGAACACAGCGGCCGGTTCGCAGGCCGGATTTGTGCTGATTGACGAGTTGTGGCTATTCGGGAAGCGGGCGAATGCCGACGACGTTCTGGAAGAGGCGACCGGGGGGCTGGCATCGCGGCCAGAGGGATTTGTCGTCTACCTGACGACGCACAGTAATGAACCGCCGGCTGGCGTGTTCAAGGACAAGCTCGATCACTTCCGCGATGTTCGGGACGGAAAGGTCAAGGACCCGCAAAGCTTGGGGATGCTCTACGAGTGGCCTGAAGCGATGTTGGAGGAAGAGGCCTATCTGAAACCGGAAAACTTCTATGTGACGAACCCGAACATCGGGCGTTCGGTCACAAAGGAGTTCATCCAGCGGAAGATTGGCAAGGCGGCGAATGATGACGAGGCCGACGTAGACGAGGACACCGGCGAGACGGAAACCAAGCAGATCGTTCTCGCCAAGTATCTGAATGTCGAAATTGGCCTGAACCTTCGCCGGGATCGGTGGGCCGGGGCGCGTTATTGGCAAAAGGCAGCCGACCCGACGCTGAAAGGCCTCGAAGACCTGATTGACCGCTGCGATGTGATTGTCGTTGGAATCGATGGCGGGGGCCTTGATGATTTGCTCGGCCTGACCGCGATCGGCCGGGAGAAGAAAACGGCGCGCTGGCTGTCATGGTCCCACGCATGGGCGCACACCGACGTTCTGACCCGGCGCAAGGACATCGCATCGAAACTGCGCGATTTCGAGAAAGATGGTGACCTGACCATCTGCCACGATCCGACGCAGGACATCATCGAGGTTGCCGAGATAGTCGAGCGGGTGAACGATGCGGGTTTACTGCCGGAAACGGCGGGCATCGGAGTGGACGCGGCCGGGATCGCAGCGATCGTCGAAGAGTTGGGCAAGCTGGAATTGGGCGAGCAATGCGTCGTTGCGGTGCAGCAGGGCTACCGGCTGAACGGCGCAATCAAGGGCGCTGAGCGCAAACTGAAGGATGGCACGCTTCTACACGCTGACCAACCGTTGATGGATTGGTGCGTCGGCAACGCGAAAGTCGAATTGAGGGGCAGCGCGGTCCTCATCACGAAACAGGCGGCCGGGTCGGCAAAGATCGACCCGTTGGCCGCCAAGTTCAACGCCGTCATGCTGATGGCACGAAATCCTGAGGCGCATGCGTCTCTCGACGTCTCCGCAATGGTCGGCTGACCGAAAAGGAACCCTGAAATGACGATGATCAAGAAGGTTGTCGCCGAAAGCGGCGGCGACGGGCTGGAATTCGTGCTCTCCGACGCGACGGTCGATCGATACGGCGACATTGTCGAGCCCGAGGGCTGGAAGCTGCGATGGTTCAGAAAGAACCCGATCGCGCTGTTCGGCCACGACAGCCGGTTCCCGATCGGCACATGGGAGAATGTCCGCGTCGAGGGCGGCAGGCTGCTCGCCACGCTCGTACTCGCGGCAAAGGGGACCAGCGCCCGGCTCGATGAGCTTATCGCACTTGTCGAACAGGGCATCCTGCGCGCGGTCTCGGTCGGCTTTCGCTCGCTGAAGGCGGAACCGATCGACCCCGAAAAGCCCTATGGCGGCACGCGATTCCTCGAACAGGAATTGCTCGAAACGTCTGTTGTATCCGTTCCGGCCAACCCGGCGGCGCTCGCCGTCGCGAAGGCGCTGAACGTGTCCCCTGAAATCATGACCCTGGCATTTGGCGAGCAAGCCGAAACGGTGCTGCGGGGCATGGAAACTGGCGAGTCCGCCGCAAAACCCGCAAAACCGAAAGGGAAATCCATGACTACCCTGTCCCAGCGCATCGAGAATGCGCAGAACGAACTCAACGCCAAGCGTGACAAGCTGGCGGAACTCACTGGTGCGGCGGATCTCGATATCGACGCGATCGAGGAACTGAACGTGCAGATCGACGCCGAAGAACGCAGCCTGACCGCGCTCAAGGCATCGGAAGCGAAGATCGGCATCGACGCGGCGACGACCAGAAAAACAGTGCCCGCTGCCCCGCGCCGACCCCTCGGCCTCGGCCAGAAGGATGCGAACGGTCTCGACCTGATCATCCGCGCCGCCGTGGTACGCGGTGTGTCGCATTTCGGCGGCAAGTCGATCGACCAAGTGCTCGAAGAGCGCTACCCTGGTCATGAAGCCACGGCGATCATCGCCAAGGCGGACCAGATGATCGGCACCACCAGCGCAGCCGGATGGGCGGCTGAAATTGTTCAGAACGCCTATGGTGACTTCCTCCATGCACTGAGCGGCTTTTCGATCTATCCGGCGCTGCGCGACCGCGGCATCGGCCTCAGCTTCGACGCCGCCGGGAAGGTGGTGATTCCGAGTCGCACCGCAGGCGGGGCGTCTGGCGGGTTCGTCGGTGAAGGCCAGCCGATTCGCGTCGGCCGCATCACGACGGCCGCGACCGAGATGACGCCCAGGAAAATGGGTGTCATCGTTCCGTTCTCGCGTGAGCTGGCAAAGCGCAGCACCCCGGCGATCGAGGGGCTGGTCCGTCAGGCAATCCTCGAAGATACCGCATCTTCGCTCGATTCGGTCCTGCTCGATGCGGTCGCGGGCGATACGGTCCGTCCAGCCGGGCTGCTGCATGGCGTTGCTGCAGTCGGTGTCGGCTATGGCGGCGGCGACTATGAAGCGGTGATCCAGGACTTCAAGGCATTGCTGGCGCCGTTCATCGCGGCGAATGCGGCGGACGGCATCACTGTCGTCATGAACTCGGCGCAGGGGCTGGCACTCGACCTGATGGCCGGTCCCGACGGCAAGCTCGGCGACTGGTTCGGGAAACTGCGCGAACGCGTGAACCTCCTCGAATCGACCCATGCCACCGCCGGGCGGCTGATCGCGCTGCGCAACTCGGATTTCGCGACCGCCCTCGGCGATGCGCCCGAGTTTGACATCTCCGAGCAGGCGACCGTCCATATGGAGGACACGAACCCGCTGGAGATCGTCAGCGGCACCGGCCCGACCACGGCCGATCCCGTCCGCAGCTTCTTCCAGACCGCGACCGTGGGCGTGCGAATGCTGATGGATGTCAGCTGGAAGATGCGCCGCGCCGGCATGGTGCACTGGGTAGACGGCACGAGCTGGTGACAGCCGACCGAGGGAGCCCGACCCCCTCCTCCCCTCCATAACCTGATGAATAAAGGAATTTCGATATGATCCGCAGGTTTACCGTCCCGGTGACAACCGCTGCCGATGGCTCTGCCACCGCCTACACCCCGTGGCTCTCGGGCTACGTCCAGCAGATTCAGTATGAGAAGGACGACTTCGCCGACGGGGTCGATTTCACGATTACCGCCGATGAGACCGGCCAGACGATCTGGACCGAGGAGAATGTCAACGCGTCGTCCGTCAAGGCGCCGCGCATGGCCACGCACAACACGGCAGGCGTCGCCGCGACGTTCGACGACACGCGCCCTGTGCTCGACCGGATCGCGCTCAGCCGCGACCGCGTGAAGATCGCTATCGCCAGCGGCGGCAACGCCAAGAGCGGCAGTTTCGTCGTCGTCGTCGACGACGGCAAGTGACAGGTCGGGGGCGGTTCATGCCGCCCCCGACCTTCCCTCTCCTTTCATTCGGGAAAATGACATGACCGAGACATGGTACGTGCTCGAAAACGGCGAATCCGGTGATCCGCGCGAGGTCGCGCCCGATAAGGGGGGTGTCCTGCGGCACAGCAACGGCATGGCCGTGGCGATCGGTCCTTACGGACCCCGGTCGCGCGGTGTCGACGCAGATTCCGAACGCGCGAAGGCTGCGGCAGCGGTCGAGAAGGTCGAACGGGAAGCGAAGGCCGAAAGGGCCCCTATCGCCGCCGAAGAGGCGAAGGACATGAAGTCGGAACCCCCGAAGCGCGCCTACAAGACGCGCGAGGCGAAGGCGGGCTGAGCCGCGCCGATGGCGAATTGGTTTTCCCGGATATTCCGCCCCTCAGTGACTAGGGCTGCAGAGGGCGAATACAGGCCTGGGCCATATCTGCTGGGCGACGGATGGCTGTCGGCCACGGCGGGGCGGTTCCTCAACTGGTGGCAGATGGGCGGCTCGCTCAACCCCTACGGGGAAAGCAGCGCGATGGTCGAGGCCTGCATCTCAGCCTACGCGCAGACTGCGGCCATGTGTCCCGGCGACCACTGGAGGAAGCTGTCGAACGGCGGCCGTGAGCGGGTATCCACGTCGGCCCTGACGAAAATCATGAAGAAACCGAACGATTATCAGTCGATTTCGGACCTTCTGCTCAACCTCACCCGTTCCCTGCTCCTTCAGGGTAACGCCTATGCGCTCGCGATCCGGGACGGCCGGGGGGAGGTGGCCGAGCTGCATCTGATGCGGACGGGCATGCCGCATATCGCATTCGATGGCTCAATCTTCTATTCGATCGGCGGAAACCCGATCGTCGAGCAGCGGTTCGACCTTGGCGCCCCGATCCCGGCGCGCGACGTTCTCCACGTTCGGCTGCACACGCCGCGTCACCCGCTTAGAGGCGAGAGCCCGATCCTCGCCACGGTCCTCGACCGGGCAATGGCCGGCGCGGCGCTCAATCAGCAAGTAGCCTTCTATCTCAACCAGGCTCGTCCGAGTTTCATGCTGGAGACCGATGAAAAACTGACGCCGGAACAAACCCGGGAACTCCGCAAGCATTGGGACGAACAGACGCGAGGTGAAGGAGCCGGCGGCACGCCGATCCTGACATGGGGCCTGAAAGCGAAGCCTGTCGCAGTCAACGCCGTTGATGCGCAACTTGCCGAGATGCTCAAGATGGCAGATCAGAATGTCGCTCTGGCATTCAGGATGCCGCTTCAAATTCTTGGCGTCGGCGGCACGCCTTTCGCCTCGACCGAATCCCTGATGCAATCGTGGATCGCGAGCGGCCTCGGCTTTGTCCTGAACCACATCGAGGAGGCCTTTGGACTCCTGTTCGGTCTCAAGGGCATGCCGGACGAATATCTGGAACTCAACACGAAAGCCCTGCTCCGCAGCGCCTACAGGGAGCGCATGGAGGGCCTGGCGCGCGGAGTGATCAGCGGCATCTACAGCCCCGACGAAGCACGGGCAGAGGAAGATTTGCCCGAGGTCCCTGGCGGCCACGGCAAGATGCCTCGCGTCCAGCAGCAGGTCGTTCCGCTCAGTTACGGCACCGACATGAGACCGCCCCAGCCCGCGCCTGCGAAGCCAGCGCCTGACCTTTTGGATGAGGATCAAGATGAGCGCGGATTTGACGAACACCTCCGGCAAATCGATGACCTCACGGTCACCTTTGAAAGCGTTCACTGACGCTGCGGCCCACGCGGTCGCCCGGGAAATCGCTTCGCTCCGTCGCGAGGCAAGGCGAGAACGCGAGCTTCAGGTTGCCGAACATCGCGCCACGCTGGCCGAACTGGAAGCACGGCTGGTCGCTGTCGCCTCGTTAGAACGGCAGCTGGCCGATCGTCTTTCGACACTCACGGACGGGGCTGACGGTGCCGATGGTGCGCCTGGTCGTGACGGTGTGGATGGCAAGGATGGTGTCGACGGGGAAGATGGCCGTGATGGCCACGACGTCGATGACATCATCGTCCGGCAGGATGGAGCAACGGTTGAATTTGAATTCCATGTCGCGGATCGCCGCACGATTTTCGAGGTTGAGATTCCCGAAGGCCCGCCGGGGCAGGACGGCAAAGACGGACCTCCCGGTGTCGACGGCGAGGACGGTGAGCCCGGTCGCGACGGCGTCGACGGGAAAGACGGCGCACCCGGTCGCGATGGAGCCGATGGCCTGCCCGGCCCCGCCGGCAAGGACGTCGAGAACATCGAGGTCGTTCAGGACGGCGCGACGGTCGAGTTCGCCTTTACGGTTGGCGACACCCGGTCGACCTTCGAGGTCGAACTCCCCGCCGGCCCGGCTGGCGAGAATGGTGAGCCCGGCGAAAAGGGTGAACCAGGCCCCCCCGGAAAGCTGGGAAGCGTTGAGCCGTGGGTGCCCGGCGTCCACTACGAGGGCGACATCCGGGCGCATAATGGAGCGACATGGCAGGCTCGCAAGGACACAGCCGACGAACCCGGTGGCGACGACTGGACCTGCATCGCCGCTCGCGGCCTCGACGGGAAAGCAGGCGCCTCGCTCAATCCGCGCGGCCTGTGGAAGGCGGGCGACACCTATCAGTGGCTCGACATCGTGGCGCTGAACGGCTGCTCGTTCGTCGCCACGAAGAATGACCCCGGCCCCTGCCCCGGCCCGGACTGGAAGTTGCTCTGCCAGCAGGGAAAGCGGGGCGAAAAGGGTGAGAGAGGAGAAAAAGGTGAGCAGGGGCCACCCGGCCCCGCCGTTGTCGGTCTCGATGTCGACGACGAAGGGCTTCTGACCTTGACCTGTGCGGATGGATCGCAGTTTCGCTGTGACTTCTACCCCCTGCTCTCGAAAATCGCGAGGTCGTCATGATCGATGATCAGGGTCTGACGCAGGGAACCATCGTCACCGAGCCGCCGACGGTCGAGCCGGTCACACTGACGCAGGCGCGCGCGCAGCTGGCGGTGGAGGCCGGCGACACGAGCCGGGACGGTCAGTTGACCGGGTTCATCGCTGCGGCACACCGTTATGTCGAGGGCGCGCTCGGCTACCCCGTCATGCGGCAGACCCGCCAGACGCATCTCTATGGATTTCCCCGCGCCGGCATCTGGATCAGTGGTGGCGCCGATCTCGACGTTGACGACGTCGAATATCGCGATACGGCCGGCGACCTCCAGACGCTTGATGACGGCGATTACATCGTCGACTCGGTCAGTATGCCGACAATGATCGTTCCCGCGCCGGGACGGAGCTGGCCCGTGACGGTATCCCGCCCCTCGGCGGTGATCGTCACATGGAGTGCCGGGTGGGACGATGAGGGTGAGGTTCCCGGTGACCTCGTCCACGCGATGCTGATGCTGATCGGGCATTGGGATATGAACCGCGAGGCAGTGTTCGCAGGCGGCGTATCGAAGGCCATCGAGTTCGCGGTAGATGCGTTGATCAACCCCTGGCGCACACGGGTGGTGTGATGCGGCTCGGAGATCTCGACCAGCGCGTCGCCATCGAACAGGAAACCCGAACCGCGAACGGACAGGGCGGCTACACGACCAGCTGGACGAAACTGACGGGCGCGGCGGGCAACGCCTGGGCGAATATCCGCGGGCTTTCGGGCAGCGAGGCGATGCAGGCCGGAGTGCTGCGCAGCGTCCAGCAATGGCGCGTCGTCATCCGCCGCCGCCCCGATATCACGCCGAAACACCGGCTGGTCTGGGGTGCCCTGACGCTCGACATCAAGGCCGCCATGCCGCTGCCTGACGATCCGCGCATGTTCACGCTGCTGATGTGCGAGAGCGGGGCGGTGGTCTGATGGCTCGGTGGCGATCGCGGCTGAAGGGCGCGAGAAGCGTCCGCCGGCTGATACGTAATATCCCGGTCACGATGCGTGCCGAGATGGCGCACGTATTGCAGGACGCAGGGCCGAAGATCGCGCGCCAGATGCAGGGCCGCGCGCCGCGCAAGACCGGTGCCCTGCAAGCAGGGATCAAGTGGAAGGTACTGCCCCGGACGCTCAAGTTGCAAGTCGGCCTGCTCGGAACCAAGCGCGGACGGGCGAAGCTGTTCTATGGCTGGATCCTAAATTACGGGCGCAAGGCGCAGACCTCAAAGGCGTCGCGCCGGTCTCCGGGTGGCGCAATTTCGAACTACTTGGTGCGCGTGCGCGCCTATCCGGCGCAGCACTTCGTCACCGGCGCGATGCCGGACCTTCGTAAGGCGTTGAACCAGCGCCTAAAGGGCATCTGGAACCGCGTGCTGCGCAAGGCTTCGGCGGGCGCGGGAGGCGGAAATGAGTGAAGCGCAGAACGCGGCGGAGGCGGCGGTCTATACCGCGCTAACCGCCGCGGGGCTCGCCTGGCCCGTGCATCAGCACGTCCCGCAGGATACGCCGCCGCCGGTGAACATCATCGGCGACATGACCGGCGAGCCGGTCGGCGCGAAGGACGATCCCGACGAGCGGATCGAACTGTCGGTGCTGACGGTGTTCCAGGGCGAAGCGCGAGGCCCCGTGCTCACCGAGCAGGCGAAGATCATCGCCGCGCTCGACGGCAAGACGCTGACCGTCACCGGCTGGGCAATATCGCCGGCGAAGGAAAGCGCCGATGTGGCGCTGATGCCCGACGGCGAGACCTATCTCGGAACGGCGCGCTTCATGGTGTTCGCGCTCAAGACCTGAATTCCCCGGCCCGCTCAGGCAGCGGCCTCCTTCGACCGACCCTGTCCCTAACCCGTCCTGCGGCGGCAGGATAATAATGGAGTGATGTTATGGCTAAACTGCTAGGCAACGCCTATCGCCTGTGGATCGAAAGTTCCACGCCC